GTCGCCAGAGCTATTTGTAAAATCGTGTTTCGCCTGGAGCAATTCCTGCTTAAAAGACGTACACATGAAGTTTCCTGAAAAGGCCATGTCATAATCTCCTGATAAGTTCAGCCAAGTCTTTGTGCCCTGCATCAAGCAAGGCGTTGTTAACAGTAGTTCTGTCACTTTGAACGGCTTCTTTCATATAAAAGACAAGAACCGCTCTCATATGCTCCTTATAAGCTATCGCTTGATCCCTGATAGCGGGAGGTGCCGTATCAGAAACGCTGAGAAGCTTGTCTAAGCACCGTTCAGCAACCTCTTCAGGAGTGAAGCCACGATGTTGGGTAGTCTGAACTTCGACTATGCCCGGTGATAGTGTAACTCCTTCAAAGTTCATTGTTTAGGCCTTATGACCATGCCGGTCATATATTGATCCGTAACTTCTTTAGATTCTCCAAACTGCTTCATTCCAATTAGGGCATTTTGCAGTTGAGAGGCATACAAACCCAAAACATCCTGCTCCCCTTTCATAAAGGTGTACGCCTCTAGCAAACTGCCGTATAACAGCGCCAGAGGGGCGTTTTCACTAAGCCATGACTGACTTGTGTCGCTCAAGCTGGTCAAGCTGGCAGGCCGATAGTAATAATGCAGCTCTGCCGTCAAAGCGGCATCTGGAGTAGGCGCTAAAATAAAATTACTGCTATCAAACATCGCATAGTATTTCGGCGTCCCCGTGGTGCTACTGTTGGGGTTGAACGTCTGCAAGAAGTTAACGTCTTTGTACTCAACAAAGATTTTGGACGAAGAGACTTCAAAAGAAAGCGAAAAGGGAGCTAAAAAATCAGAAGGGCAGTCCAAAAATTGATTAGACGCGGTAGAAGTTCCGGTCACATTTTTACGGAACTCTGAAAGCTGTACATTTTTAAGAATGCGCTCTTCAGCATTACGAATAAACACAGGAAGATTGTTGGTAAACGTCGTTTCGTCGTTTTCCGTATAGTCTTTTATAGCCTGTTTTAATTCACCGTAAGTAAAGCTCATGAGGTTGTCACCGTAACGGACCCTACAGAACCCTCCAGGGCATCCGTATTTGTTAATTCAGAGGGCAGCTGCGCTACTCCAGCTGTGGCCCAGTTACCGTTTCCTAAATAACTAATGCTATTTGTTGTTTTAACTAAAAAAGCACTCGTTGGGTTTTCCGGCTGCGGTCTTGGGTTTAACAAAGCTTGAGGATCGACAGCTTTCCTGCGGGGCTCTAATTGTGGCTGCTTGGGCTCATATTCATCCGGACCAACCAACATGCCGGTCCATTCACGTTTCATCTCGTTAAGTTTGTAGCGAAAGCCAGAACGATCTGATATCCCGTAAGCGAACTTCCCATTAGCAAACCTAGCCATCACAGCACCCTTGAGTAAGCCATTGAGGGCTGAATGTTGAAAGAAGACCTATCCCTATCCTCAGAAGCTGCCCGGTCAAACTCCTCTTCGTACACCGCTTTTAGAAGTTGAACCCTTTCTGGGGCCCGTTTCATAGCTAAGTAATACGCTAAACCTGCAGCCAAACACGGGTAAAACCGAAAAGGCAGGTCCAGGGTGTTTGTAAAGGTGTCTGCGTCATCCATACGTACAAGCTTATCAATAATGACTGTATCCGTACTGTTCTCAGGCACAGGCCACAGCTTCAAGACAGGGTTTATCTGCCGGTCTATAAAAAACTGAGAGGGACGCGCTTTGGTCGTTTTAGTGGGTATATTGATGTAATCACCCCTACTAATCCTTTCCAGCGCAAAATCGGTGCCACTCCTTCGTATGACTGCGTCCAAAACATCAATTGTAGATGCTCCAAGCGTATATTCAGCAGTACCTTCGGTAAGCGAAACCGTTGTTTGGTCAATGGTCCATTGATTCAAACCCCGGTTTGCCCAATCCGCCAACATCAAGTTCAACGATCTTTTTGCAGTTTTGAGGTCATAACCGGTGCGGACCTCTAGCCCGCAGCGTTCATAAGCCTCTTCAATGTAATCACTTACATCAAGCTCAAAATCTGTTGAACTAGAAGTAGTCATGTCACTTCACCCCTTCCGAATACAGATTATCAAACGTTATGTTCGGGTCTGTATAACTACTGTGCCCCTCCGCCGTGTGTGTATATTGGCTGGGCGTAAAGTCAGGCGCACCGTCTCCTGTGTTCCATAACGCAGGTGAAGTAGCTCTTACCCGGTTATTTGGTAATGCCACCATATTACCTGCCCACGGACCCTCTGTCAGATATAACAAATGACTTTGTTTATGCTGATCTGGAGAGTCTGCGATACTGTTGCCGGTATAATCTATAGTCATGACATACCGCGCTTCATAAAACTCGTGGTTAACTTTAGCTATCCACGGGCTTGAGCTAACACGGTTTATAACAATCACACTGTGATCAATAGACTCGCAGTCCCACGGCTGACAAAGATGGTCTTCCATCCTGTCAGGCCAATCATCTAAAGGCACATCAGCTACCAATGCTTGTATTGGCATACGTGCCCACATTGCTCCTCCGTGGACGTTAGACTCAACGTCATCGGAAGTGTCTGTAATTCCAGTAAAAACCACTTGAAAACTCAAGGATCGGTCTGGAATTGTATTTACCGCTATAGCAAGCGCATGTAAAAACTCACCATGATATCGTTGGTGGTCACATGTAAATTCTTTACGCACCCAGCATTTAAAATACGGGATGTTGCTTATTAAATGGGACACTAATCATCCGCCCGTAGGCTTCTTTTTCTTCATTAGTGCGCCACCCTTGGCTTTTTTGACAGCACCGCCTTTAGTTTTTTTCATTAAATCTTTAGCGCCTTTGCCGTCAGCCGCAAATTTTGGAACTTTTTTGCCACCAACTTCGGTCATTTCAAGACCGCCACCGTTTTTCATACCGGGTGGCTTCATTGCCGCACCGCCTTTAGACTTCTTCATGGCGTTGCCTTTGGACCTTTTGGAGGATTTGTGTCCTCCATTTCCTAAATTAACTCTACTTCCTGGCATTTTACTTCTCCTATGTGTAACGAGTTTTTTTACGACGTTCCGATAGAACTGCTCCGCAGCCCCTATGATTCTTACGATTTTTGTCACCTATTTCGCCGCCCCTTGACGCTTTAGTAACTTTCGCTGTCTTGGTATTGGCTACTACGGTTTTACCTTGTGCGCCTTCTTTTTTCTTTTTACGCGCCGTGGCGGCACGTTCCGATTTACTCAGGCTATTAGCTTTAGAACGAGGAAGGCAACGATCTGGACGTTTTTTATTTTTAGATGTGCCACACTCGCCAACAATGTTGCCACTGCTGTCAATGCGGACCCAATCTTGATCCAGCCAATCTTGTAACTTGCCCATTAGCGACCTTTCCTTTTGCCGCCCTTAGCTTTTTTGGCATAGTTGGGATCTTTACAGTATTTGCTGGCTGCCAAATTGGCATATGCAGAGGGGTAGGTATCAAAAGTTCGTTTTGCCCACGCTTTACCTTCTGGACAAATTTTGCTGCCCTTACTTTTTTTTGAAGCAGAGCCGCCGTTTCGTAGGTAGGTCAGCCCTCTCATCCTATCTTTAGAAGCCATAATTACCCCACAAACCTGTTAATCACGGGTGTAGTTATGATTAAAAGAGCTATCCCCCAAATCTTCATATCTAAACGATCTAAAGACTTTTGTTGGTTGTCTAGGCGCTCCTCAATCCTTTCATACCGTAAAGCACACTCCGCTTCATGTTTTTCCAAACGCGCAGTCAAGCCTTGTCCAGACAAAACCTCTCTAACGTCCATGACTACCAAGCCTTACAAGACCAATACCGCGCCGAAAATTTATCCTTTGCTGTATCACAATTGTGACGCGCTCTAAAATTACTTCTGCGGCCCGGCTGTGATTTTTTAATCGACATATTTGGGTCGCCAAAACGAACAAGCTTTATTTCCTTACCTTTTTTAGCCAAAACCGCACTTTTCTTAGACTTTCCGGGCGTTTTTTTCGGCTTGTTATAGCCTGAAAAAGTTTCTCCTCGGTAACTTAAACGACCAGAAGGAAGCCTTTTTACGTCTTTGGTAGTTGCCATCAGCTAAAAAACACCGTGATTGCCGTAATGTTAGTTAAAACACTGACGAAAATGTCAGACACCTTGATGCCCTCATCAGGAATGTTGACTGAATGTGTCTCACTCGCAGAAAAATCCAAATCTAATACTGTGCTGCCACCACTACCATCAGTGATAGTTAGCCTCGGAGTACCAGAAGCTGAAAAAACTTGAATCTGACGGATACGAGCAGGCCCTACAGCTGCAGAGCCCGTCCCGGTCAGACGTTTTGATCTTACGTCTGAATTAGCCATGGTAATCCCCCGTTAGGATGCGTCAGAAGTGCTGGATATGCCAAAAAACTTCAAGACAATGACGGTATCTCCGCCAGGATCACCCGAAACGACAAGCTCAACCTCATCCGCTGTGCCCGTAGCCGCAGTGGTTGTTCCACCAGACATACCGAGAACGCCGTTACAGGGGAAAAATCCCTTGAAGCCTGTAGAGTTGAGAGCGGCAGAGATACCATCGACGAACCCGTCAGTGTCTGCGTCCGTGCCAATGTCGTTAAGGGTGACGGAGTTTGCGGCGGCTGTGGTAACAGCAATTGTGACACCCATAGGAATAAAATTATCCGGAATGCCGATTGCAGACTCTTTGCCCGTAGTGGCACCGTCAGCCACCGTAATGGTGGTTTCGTAGGTAGAAAGCGTCATGGTGCTGGTTACAGCGCCAGTAGTAGAGTTTTTAGTAATATCTGAAAAACCGTTTTCAGAACGGACGGGACCGTTAAACGTAGTATTAGCCATGTGGTTCTCCTGTCGTGGCTAGTGTCAGCCTCGGGATGAGACTGTCAGGAAAAATTTATACTAACATAAATGTTCTACGTGGAACAAAAAAAGCCGCCCGAAGGCGGCTCTGTTTTTAGGCACCCGGGGTGCCAAAGACACAACGCCAATCAGAGACTCCGAAACTGTAACGCTCACGCGCTTTGAAGCGCATGTTGCCAGTGTCAAAGTCGCCTTCCATGGCAGTCTTGATGGGGCTTCTATTAAACATCTTGAAGCCGTTAGGTGCGTCAGTCTTAATGAAAAACGCATCCGTATCGGTCAAGAAATGGTTAACTACAGCACCGTCAGGGATCATACCCATGGATTTCATAGCGTTAGTGTCGTTGTCAGCCGTACCCGGACGAAGGTTAGAGTTCAATACTCGCTCTGCAATAAATTGCAGTTCCTTCGGGATAATCAGCTTCATACCACGTACCGCAATCTTCAATCCACGCTCATCCGTGAAACCAGCAATGTCAATCAACATCTGCTCAAGAGAAGTCTCGTTGAGGTCAGCTGCAGTTGACAACAGGTTTCGTTGGTTCCCTGAAAGAGAAGGGTGAGCCGCAGAGCAAAGAGCCGCACCATCTCCAACAGGAGAGCCGGTGCTAAAGGCGTTGTTCAAAATAGACGCAGCCTTAATTTGCTTAGTGGTTGACATGGATCGTGCCAAAGCACGGGTGTAACGAGAAGCAAGGCGGTCATACAGGTTGTCTTCAATTGCCTCTTCGGTAATTGAAAACGCCAGTGCAATTGTCTCGTGCGTATAACGTGCAGTAAATGTTTCCTGCGCGTCATCAAACGAGATAGCACCACCCTCTGACTTAACCGGTGCAGTACCGAAGCCAGACAGCATCACTTCTTCTTCAAAAGCACGATCTGAAGTCTCTTCTTCAAAGATTTCAGCGTGTTCCTGCTCATAGCGATCATACTCAAGTCCGAAAAGAGCGTTAAGCCCGGGCTCAAGTTCCTTCGCCAACTGGGCGCGAGAAATAGCCATTACTTAATCCCCCTTAAATGCCGGTTGAGTCGGCAGTGGTTTGCGAAGCAAAACCACGAGTGCCAGCGTTAAAATGAGCGTTCAATCGAACAAGCAGATGGGCACCCGCAGACGAATAATCATTGTTAGCATCATCGTCAACCAGACCTACAATACGCAATGGTAGCGTTGCAGTAACAGCAATACTGCTTACGGAAAGCTGAGAATTTGACTTGCCTGTATCGGTAGAACCGGTACGAGCAGACGTTCCCAGGCTAGCGTTAGCAAAAACAGCTGTTAATGCAGTAGCTCGGTCAGTGAGGGTGGCATCCGCCGCTACGACGAACAATTGATCAGGGTTATCAGCCACAAGAGCCTTTACAGGAAAGTTAGTATCGACAGATACGCTTCCTGATCCGGGCCAGTAATTAAGAAACACAGGTTTCTTTTGTGTGGCATCTTGATATTCAACCCCTACCAGAACGCCAAGGGCTTGCGTAGTGCCGCCACTTGTAGCTCCAGCTTGGTCTATGACGCCTGCAGCAGTTGGAACACAAATGCTTCCGTTAAAAATAGCATTAGTGTTGTTACTAGCAATTTCATACTGAGTAACACCGGTGCTGTTAGCACCGCTTCCTACAAGACCTACAGGACGAAGACCAAAGGCAGTTTCTGAATTTGCCATAGTTTATGTCTCCATTCTGTGCGGCCCTACTTCTTTGGGCCGCCAAAAGTTACACGAGTTTGACGTTCAGGTTTACTGATCGCCATGGTTGGGTGAGCGTTTTCTCGCAACATATCACTTTCGACAGCTTCCATTTGATCCGCGTTTCGTTGAGCAAAATACTCAGCGCGTTCCTCCACAGTCTCAAGCGGTATACGTGCAAGCATTAATCCACCAATGCCAAACACACCCTCATATTTACCTGATTCAATTACCGGAGATTCAAAATCTGGATATTCGTCCTGACGAACAAGCTCGTAGCCTTCTCGCAATCTTGCCGAAATATTCTTGGTGTCATCAAAACCCCTCACTTCGGCGCGTATCCAACGATGTTTGAAACCCTCTGGTGCAGGCGGTGCCTCTAACATGGATGGGGGAGCCCAAGGTTTACGCCGTCCCTGTTTCTCCCTCGTCGCTGCTTCACGGGAAGAACGTTTGGTGCCCTCAAAGCTTTTTTTCTCTGTTGACATTCAAATCACTCCTTCACGTATTTCGCGTATTCTTCAAGCGGCACTCCCAATTTTTTAGCAATTGCTACTTGGGTCTGGGAGAGTCGGACCCTTTTACTGTTGCGCCCAGTTTTAGTGGAGCGTGAAACACCAGCGACGTTCTGGGCGGGTTTGCGGCTAGTGTCTTGCTCTTCTCCAAATTTATGCGGGAACTCCCGCTTAATTCTAGAGTCTAACTCATTGTAGTAGTCATCTGACTGAGGGTCAAACCCCTCATCTTCAATTAATTTCTTGTGAATCCCAAAGGCTGCAAAAGTCATTGCCTCATCGTTTCCAAACCAAGAGTTCTTTTCGGCCCACTGCTCGGCTTTAGGATCAGGTCGCTGCGGGGCGGCTTGTGCTTGCGGCTGTGCTTGGGGTTGAGGAACAGCTTGCGCTTGGGGCTGGGGCGGCGCTTGTCTTTGCGCTTGAGCATAGTTGTTAGATGCAATCGTCACATCGGTCAAAGCTTTTTGAGCCGCCACTGTGCCGTCTGCATCTCCTAACTCTACGGCTCTTTTAAGCGCGGCCTCGGCTTGTTCCCTTTGCAAATCAAGACGTTGGCCGTGTTCTGCCATAAACCCTTGATCTAAATTTTGCATTCTTTGACGAATCTTCTCTGCTTCAGCCTGCACTTTTTGCGCATAACTAATGGATTCATCACGCTCTCGCTCGGCCTCACGCATTTTTTTAGTAAGGCGATTTATGCGTTTTTTGACAGATTCGCTGTATTGCTCTATTTCAGCATCATCTGAAGATTGATTTGCCGAGGATTCCGGCTCTTCTTCTATCTCTAGAGAAGTTTGTGAAGGCGTTTCCTGGGGTTGCTCTAACTCTACTTCCGTTTCTTCAGCATCTCCCACATCTAACTCAAATTGAGTATCTTCCGCAGCATTAGCCATGCTGTATTCCTCCGTTACAGACTAAGAATATCTTCTGGATCATCGATGGTAGCCAGTACTTCATCATCGTTCAAAATACGGCACTCACCACCCTCTATACGAAACCTAGACCCCGCGTATCTAGCAAAAACCACCCATTGCTTTTCCTCGCACCATGGGCCGTCTGGAAACTTTTCCGGGTCTTTGTAGCACAGCGGCCCTTGTTTCACGACATAACCAACAACCGTTTGTATTTGCGTGTCATCCAAGACTTTATTAGGAATGTAAATGCCGCCTTCTGTTGTTTCTTTACCACGATACGGAAGAATCAACATGCGCCAGCCTGTAGGCTGTGGCATACGGTCTAAAAGACTTTTGTCCACCGCCTCGGGATCAAGGACTTTTGGGGTAGGGGTTTTATAAAGAGATTTTACGCCTTCTGCGGCGGTTTCTAAATCTAATTCTTCTGCTGCATCAGTCATCTAGTTGCTCCTGTTTTTCTAGCAGGCCCGTGAGTTCCTGTAATACAAAATTCAATGCCGATATTTCACCCATCAAATTTTGATACTGCTCCATTGATTTAACACCGTTGTTTTCTAATAACTCTAAAACTTGTAATCGGCGTCCTTTAATCGTTTTTTGAATAAATTGCGCTAATTGTAACGAATCCACATGCGCTCCGTCTTATACAATCGTATCTATATATCATGTGGGTATAAAAACAACAAGTCAATATGTCCAAACCACAGGGGTTGATTCCCTAATATCTACGTGAACAAAGCTTTTAGCCACACCAATGCCGCCAAAACCTAAAGTCAACGCTTTTTCTATAATTGTTCGCCGTTGAACCCCATCTACAACCCGCACATCAGCAGCAATACCTTCTGAGTGTTTTCCCGGGGCAGCTTTGGCCGCTTCAATGCTGTGTTGTGGCGAGCGATATCCAGATGTAATAGTGAAAGGAAAACCACACAATTCTCTTAATTCGTCCAAACGACGAATAAACTCAGGTGTTATTTCGTTTTCACCCGTTTCCTGACAAACAAACTCTTGCTCTGTAAAGTATTTGTAAGTCACTCTTTTTTGCCCAAAAATAGACCAAACGCACCCGTTAAAGCCCCTGTCATTACGCTGACTAATGCAGCCTGTTCAGGGTTAGGGTCAGGAAGACCCATAAACCACTCCACTGTTCTATATGTCATGCCAATCATGGCAAACATCAATATCCTGGGAATGATTCTCCACGCATTAAGCTGCTCGGGTGTCATCTTCTTTTCCTTTTTTACCCCAATAAACCACTACGAAAGCCTCGCACTTGGGGCACGATAAGTTTGTAACTATCGTGTGTTCTTCATCTTCCTCTGAAATGTCGTGATCAGCGCCCCAAATTAGTTCTGATTGACAGGCATAGCACTTCATTTTTCGCGAGCTACCTGTTTGGTCTTCTCAAAGGTACGAAGACCACCGAGGCCGAGCATCCCAAGCAAAACAGTAAGAAGGCTTTCCATTTCAAATACAGGTAACGGAGGGGCCTCCACACCAGCAAATGTGATGACAAAAACAGCGATAGGCTGCCCAACAAAGTGCCAAGCCAAAGCAACCCCGCAAGTCCACCCAACAAATGGCCGCCAACCCGCGACAAACATAGATTTATGCGCCGCTTCAGCTTTGTTGATTTCAATCTGACCCTTTGCAAGCTCTTGGGCGTGTCGTTCTGACATGGTTGCAATTTCATGCGCAAGCCTCGCTTTTTCGTCAGCATCCGGTATGAACTTGTCAAGCAGCCCCGTAACCGGGCCAATCAGTGCTTGTAGCATCAGAACCCCTTTTTATGCGTTAGTGAATCGTGAGCCTCGCAAAGCTGCTCCCATACCCCGTTTTTTGCCGGTGGTTACCTTGGCAAACATCGTGTCCGGGGTCTTTTCTTCTACCGCTTGGGCATAAGGAATAGAACCTTGGCCATCAATAACTGCCTTGTTTACAGGCTTGGGGGGATCTTTAGGTGGCGCACCGTTAACTTTAACTTTCATATCAACTACCTCGTTTCATCAATTCACGTTCTAAAGCCGCATCAATGCGAGCCTGCGTCTGTCGTTCCTGACTAGCCAGACGTTGCTGGAACTCCGTCTGCTTATTAGCCATTCGCTGTTGATCAAGCTGCAATTCGGCCTGATCCATTTGAGCATCTCGCTGATCCTTCTGAGCCTCCAACTGTAGCTCTTGTTGCTTCAGCTGAATCAACGGATCTCCTTGGTTTTGACCCGTAATCTGAGCAGTAAGCTGTTTCAACTTGGCAAACTCTTGCGCATTCATCTGTGCAATCATAGATTCCAGCTGTAGCTCCATATCCGGGGTCAATGCTTGACCACCTGTTTGCTGCAGCATCTGTGCCGTAGCCATTTCCTGACACTTCAGCTTCACATGCTCAATAATGTGCTTCTGTAACGCAATAGCGGCCTGCGGCAAAGCTTGTATAGTTGGCGAAGTAATAAATATCAAGTGCGCTTGTATATGCGCATCGTGATCTTGACCTTCAAAAGCTTTCAACTGAACCCCGTCCAAGGCATCCATATTTTCCTGCGCAGGATCTTTTGGTATCGGATCATCTGAAGACGGCGCTATCAATATCTTATCTACGTCATTGACACCCAAAGCCTCATACATGCGTCGATACGCTTCGTGCATGTCATGCATCTGCGGGGCTTGCATGGCCATCTGCAACTGCGACTGCGCCAGAGAAATACGCTGTGCTTGTGAGAATGAGTTGGGATTTGATACCGGAACCACATCTACCCGATCATCAAAGTCCTCTCGCATGATAGAACGGTCACCGCCCGCTACCGCATACGGATATTCCTGCGGCAGGTACTCAGACATGACCCGGGCTAGAGCCTTGAACTCCTGCCTCATGCCATAGTGCAGTCGTTTATGCACCGCACTCATAACCCGTGAGCCTTGCTCCAACAGAGCTACTGTAGTGCCCACAGCGGCCTGTTGGTTGCCATCCCCTACCTTCATGTCGGTTATAGTCGCAAAACGTCTACCAGCGTCTACCACGAAGCCTAGCAGTTGAAACAGAGTCGTATCTGGCCCTTTAAACGGTAAAGGCATCAAAGAATCACGGATAGCGCCCCCTGGGGCATCTACATCACGGAACTCCCCGGGCTGTAACGGCTCTTCATCGTCCCTGACCCGTAGGCCACGGGCCTTGAAGCCTGCCGGTAGATTGGACAGCGTACCCGCATCAATCAACTGACGCAGTGCTGCAGTGGCTGTGCGAGACAAACCACCAATGGTGTGAATCAAACCAAGGCCATAAAACCCAAACCCGGGCAAAAACTTGTAATGAACAAAGTAAGGTATCTTTTTCCTTCGTTCATCATCTTCGCGAAAGTTGCGGCGAACAGACAATACTTGGCCGTTATCTTCGCTTATTGTGACGATATACGGTATTTTTATACCTGTAGGCTCGCCATCTTCCCCCATATCTTCAAAGCCTTCCAAGTCCAGATTGACATGGCACTCCAGCAAAGTGCAGTCATAATCCAGATTTCCCGGCTCCATACCCTCTAATTTACTCATCTCGTCAACAACTTCGCTGTCGTTGCCCTGAGACGGAATAACCGGTATGTCTCTATAAAACCCCATGACCTGACGAATGCGCAGATCATTCAAAGTCATTTTTACAACCTGCGTGATGTTTTCACACGAGTCTAAATCGCTGGCACCATACGGCACCACAATGTCTTCCGCAGGTACAAACTTACTGACGGCGCGATCCATCGCCTCGTCGTAATATACTTTCTTGAACGTAGACCCCGCCAAAGGCAGATAAAACAACATCTGGTCAAACTCTGGCGTGTACTCCTCCATCACATTCGTGATGTAGTAGTTCATAAACTCTTTGACACGAAACGCTTGCGATTCATTGTCTCGGGTCTTTTCGCCAACAATCTGCGTCCTGACCGGACCCGAAGGCGGCAAAAGCTCGTTAAACGCCTGTGCCTGAAACTGCGTGGCAGCTTCCGCCAAAAGCGGGTGTGTTACACCGGTAGCGCCCCGGAAAGGCATCGTCCGCTCTTCATAGGTGTAGCCCAAAAGCTCAAGGCCCTTGGAATACGCATCTTCCCACTCGGAACGCGATGCTTTGTTCGATTCAAAATCAGATAAAAGCTCAGAAGACAAAGACGCTAGTTCTTGGTCACTTAACTCTTCAGAAAGGTTACGGTAAAAATCGCCGTCATCTATCCCCATCATCTCTTGAGGGTCTAGATCAATCACCACGCCACCATCTTCCTGGGGCTCAATTTCTATACCGTCAGGCAGCACTTCATTGACTTTGCCAACAAAAGTGCCGGGGGCCGCGATCTCTATGTCTATTTCCATCTCCTCTTCAACAGACTCCGGCCCCATGGCCGTACTGTCCATCAAAGAAGTCAACTGGGCTATGTCATCACCATTAGCCATTAAGCTCTCCTAATGAGCGGGGCATAAGAGCCTACGCCACGTCGCGCATCATCATACCCTTGGAACATATTTGTTGCCACGGGAGCCATGGAAGCCACCCCACCGCCCATGGCATACGTAGGTATTGGCTTACGATACATTTCTTTAATTTCGTCACTGAGCGGCATGTAGTAAACAGGGAGGTCTGATGAATAACCTACGGCCTCCATTGCTTCATCGCTCGCAAAACGTAAACCTGCTGTCTCAAGCGTCGTGCCATTGCGCTTGGCATACTTTTTTACATACGGAGCTAAGACATTGTCGTAAAACTTAAAATCACGACCATAACGCGCTTTTTGCAGATAATCTGGGGTAAACGCTACCCCATCCAAGCCTTCTTCAACAGCTTCCCTGACCAATCTTCTAAACGACAATTCGTGCCAATTGTCTTTAAAAGCCGCATCTGGTACTAATTGGCCGTAAACTTTTTTCTTGGCGTAGGCTCTTATTTCTGCATCCGAAATGTCGTATTTTTCTTTTAACTTTAAAAAATAAGCCTCACTTAAATTTCGTGGAAAATAGCTTTTTGGTCTACCATCGCCTCTAAACGTTCTTTTTAATTCTTCTGCGCTCATTTCAAATGAGCCATCGCCGTATGATGCATCTTCTTTGAGAACTTTGTGCATAATTTCAGCAGCTTCGTCAAGGAAGGCAGATTGGTGTTCTTGAACAAGCTTTTCTAGAGCAAGCTCTTCCAAAGCTGAACCCCCAATTATTTTTCCGGATTTTTTGCCTTGAGCATCGGGGGCCTCCATTTTAAGCAAATCCCTTATCTCCTTGTTAGCACGTTGGTGCCAATCCGATTGAATTTCATCAATAAACAAAACTTCAACAGGCTCTCCGTTTACACGGATAGTGCGGGTGTTAAAACGCATGTGCGCAAAAGTGTTTTCGGGCAGCCTGTCATGCAAGCCAACGGTAGGTCCATCTGCTGCAGTGCCTGTTAAAGGGTCCGTTTGAGTTACAAGCGCCAAGGACCGTGGGTCACGAAGTTGAGCTTCTGGCGCTAGTTCAAAATCATCATTGCTGCTGCCCGTAGTGTATGAGGTAGGATAAAAATTATTTTTACCTTCCTCATCTACTAAAAACTTTTCATATACAGGCACTTCTCGTTCATACAACCGCTCCCTTATTTCACTTTTAGTGACCGATTTGTTGTTAATCAAAAAAACTTCCAGGCCCGAATACAAAAGATCTTCTTGTTTAGCGCCCGCTTTTTTAATGGCCGCTAAGAATTGATTGCCCGTGCCTCTTTCTTGCGGAAGGTTTTCAACTATGTCAAATAAAGGGCTTTGGTACTCTATTGTAAACTTTGGAGGACGCCCCAAATCGCCCATTAAATTGCCAAGATAAATCGGATATCTATCCAACTCTTGCATACCATAAGCTTTTATTACATCGCGCTTATACTCATCTGCGTCATCAAAGAGACTGTCATAACGCATTGCATCTTCACGCCGCGCTGCTAACTCTGACGAGGTTCCCTCTTCTATCGTGGCGGGATACCTTAATTGAGCAATTCGATATTCGTCCATTGGAGAAAGAAATTGCCTTGGCCCGCTCCTGCCCTGTGGATATTCAAGGCTTGTTTTAAGCTCAAACGCCCTGTTTATCGCGTCTTTTGCAGCCTCACTTTGTTGCTCTAAAGGATTAAGCGACTTGGGTCTAACAAACCCTTCTTTTTGAGAAATATAATCTTGTATAGCTAAAGCAAACGCTGCTTTGGGGTTGCTATAGACTAAAGGTTTGTGAGTATTGTCTCTTACGTTAAAACGACTTTGTATATAAAAAGTAGGGCTACGGGGGTCATCCAAATCCTCGCCCGTCCGCTGCGCCTCTGACCGAATCGCCGCAACCGCCGCATCTGCTGATGCATACAAAGTGGGGATTGCTTCTGGAAGCACTGCTAAAATAGGGCTTGTGGTGTTTTCCCAAAGCGGACTACTGGCGTCCAAAAATTCAATTCTAGAATTTAAAAATTCTGGGTAAGCCTCTAAAACGTTTGGAAAATCTACATAATCTGGAAACTCAAGAACAGTCATACTGCCGTGTACACCACCAGTACGATTTATAAGCTCTTCAAATTTAGAAGTGTCTAAGCCTCCTTCGCCGACAGGGTCTATAAAAACACCCGGCTTGTTTTCCGTAAGACGAATTGCGCCCGTCTTGCGATAAACCGCTGTTTCTCTGCGACCATCATCGAACATCTCTTCTGCTTCTTTTGCGGCCTTCCCAACTGGACCTTTTGCTTTTGAGCCGCCCATAACCCCTAAAACAACGCCGCCTTGGTCAACCACTTTAGGCATAGTCAAAGCTGAAGCAGGGGCCATGAGCGTAGGTGCGGCAAGAAGAACCTCTGAAGAATCTACAACGGACCCTGTTTGGGGGTCGTATACTTGCTCCTTACCCTCCATGGCGGCTTGGGTTGACATCTGAGCGCGGCGAGATAACTCTGCGGGAAGTTCAGGAAGTGAAGCTATGCCTCGTAAGAAAATCTCTCGGGCCTCCGGATCACGGACAAGACCTTTGAAATTCATAAAAGCTTGCACCGCTTGCGGTACAGCAAACTCGGCCTCGCCATACTGACCGGGCGTTACCGTTCTATCTACATATACTTGCCCATCTGGGCCAACATAAGAGTCTGAAAAAGTTTCTTGGTAGGGTTCTATGACCTCCCGGCGAACAGGAAGCAGTGGACTTAGCAGCTGCCCAATGCCCGAACCTTCCGGACCTACGCCGTAAAGATATTCTTTTTCAGCCTCACCGCCGTCAGACATGTATTCCATGCCCGCTCTTTTTGGGTTGCGTTTGTTTGAAGAAACGCCCTTTGAAGGACCACTTTTGTAAACAACACCACCCGTACCGCCCGCGCCGCCGCCAGAACCTCCTAACATACCGGTATTCATAGATAAGTTGGCAATACCGGTGTCCAGTGTTCGATTTACTTCACCGGCTATTCCACCGCGTCCACTCTGAGCGATTTCTATTAACTTCAGGATGGCAAAGTAATCTGAAAGCTTGTCCATTATCGGGCCATGGGCATGATGCCCGTCTGCATCGTGGGCCGTGGTGCAACTTTCGCAAGATTGCGACGAAGCGCCGCTTTAGAACGGCTGCGTAAAAATGACTCCAGGCCCTGACCGCTGTTGGCCTCTAGGTTCATGCCGTCAGTAAGTCCAACAATGCCGCCTGTGGCAAATCCTGTCTTATAAAAGTCTTCAAAAGACATTCTTGGCTTGTCTTCTTTTTTTACAGAAGAAGGGTTTTGCACAGTGCTTAATATATTAGTAAACGTATTAGCCGGACTCTGAGCCGCTGCTGCGGCTGCCGCCGCCTCTGCTGCGTTTTTTTCTTCTATGGCTTGTAGCGCGGCTTGTGTTGAGGTCAAACCGGTTGGTCCAACCGGCACACCATCTTCGTTTGTTGTAGCGACGGTCTGCGTAGTAGTGTCTGCGACGGTCTGCGTGGTGTCCACCGGAGTGGTCACAGACGTAGTAGTGTCTGCGGGAGCAGTACCCGTAACGGTCTGCGTAGTATCAGTCGTTGTGTCTGCGGGAGCAGCACCCGCCACACTAGAAGCAAAGGCCAAACCCTCTGGTGAGTTTTGTATGGCTTGGTCAATATCAGCCAAGCTCATACCCGAGTTGACCCAATTCATTACATATTCTTCAGCGCCCTGACGGCCCAAGTTTTTTTGGTATAGGTTTTGAACAGACTGTAAGGTGACAGCAGGGGCCGTGGGGGTTACTGCGGCAACCCCCGTGGTTGCAAAGTTTTGGGCTTCTGCAGACGCTGCAATTTGAGCTTCTACGTCTGCCAAACTCATACCGGAGTTAACCCAGCCCATTACAAATTCATTATTGCCGGGATCACGACCTAAATACTGTTGGTAAAACCCTCGTACTTTTTCCGGCGTTACCGCCATACGCTCATTCGTAATAGCCGCAAGTTCTTCCGCAGAAGAAACTGGGACTCCTGTAATGGCAAAGTTTTTTGCTTCAGGAGAATTCATTATTTCCTGTTCAATTTCCGCCAAAGTTTTGCCAGATTGAACAAACTGCATGACATATTCATTTGGACCCGGATCGCGACCAAGGTATGTGCGATAAAACTCTCTGACCTTGTCCGGGGTCACCACGTCCGCAAAAACTTTTGAAAAATCTACGTTCGAGTCGAACGAAGTCGTGGTAGTAGGTGCCGTGTACGAAGTGGATAAAGACGTGGCTGGAGTATCAAAAGGGTTGGCTGTGGTTGTAGTGACCATCGGGTCAAACTGACCCACACCCGTGTCGGGGTCCACGTTATAAGTGTAAAGATTGGGCTGCTCGGTAGAATCAACCAACACATCAGATTGCGTGTAGTACGGTTGTTGTTGGCTAGGTTGCCCGGTATTCGGGTCAAGACCAAGGCCCGTGGGCCGTTGTCCA